TTCTAATGCACCGGCAACCTGCTGACCAAGACCTCTCTGTACTTCTCCCATCATGGCAGCATTCTCCAATGCACCTCTGGAACCCATCCCTGCACCTGCCATCTGATGTTGTGCCTGTAATGCACCACGTTGTTTCTGCATCGTTCTCATGGCAGAATCTTGCATACCTTTAATAACATTTGCAGTGTGCGGTGACATATATTCATCAACTCCTGTCCCTGTCAGGAATGACTGTCCTGTAATTGGATCAATGTTTGTTCCTTGAACCCCTGCTGCAGTGTCACCAGCCGTTGTATATGCTTCCTGACCTGTTCCCTGCATCTCACGAGTATCTGTAAATGACTGAGTTGTGTCTGTAGACTGACCTTCAAATCTCTTTGTAGGATCATAGGCTTCATACTCTGTATCCATTATATCTCCTGCTGCACCCATTACTTTCTTTTGGAGTTTTTCAACAGGATCATCGAGTTTTGTTGTTGAAGAAGGACCAGCAAAGGTTTTGGTTGTTGACCCTGGATCAGCTAGTGGATTGGTGACATTAGGTGTAGGTACAGGTGGCACTCCTGAACTGTCCTGATTTGCAAGAGCTTCTTTCATAGCTAGAGTATTGGCATCTGCTACTGAAGTGTCACCCCCAGACAATGTATTAGGATCGTCATATACGTTAGGTGGTGCAAAAGATCGCAGTCCAGTTTTCTTATCTCTTTCACCAGTACCAAACCAATCTGGCTTGTTCCCCATTAGCCAACTCCATTCCCGGTTGGTCATTGAAGAGATTTTCTTTTCACTGGGAGGTAATCCCTGTCGGAGTTTTTTCCTTGCCTGTTCGTATGTTATTTGCATGGTGTCCTTTGTTTCTCTTTTATTAAGTCCGGTATTATCCTCATTCCATGATTGGTCTGATTTGTTTAAAGATCGGTTACGTTTTACCGCTTCTTTTACCGCATCTTTTTCTGTTTCAAAAGTCTTAATTTGTTCATTAGTTTCAGGATCAAGATACTTATTATTCTCAATTATCTTACCTGCTATACCATCATCTACATATTCCCCATTAAAAATAGTAGGGACGTTCATCCATCTGCCTTTTGAATCTTGTATGGTTACAGAACTTTCTGAATGTTTTTGTCCATACTGATCCTTATAAACCTTCCTCCCATATTGTGTTTTAAATGGAGTCTCAGTTAATTTTAAATTCTTATGAGAACCATAAAATTCCTTTTCTTTTTGGGATACTTCCTCATCAGTTAAATCTTCAAGAAAATTGAATGGTTCCGGCATTGTCCTTTATGGTGTTACGTATGGGTTTTTCCCTGATGAAATTGGCACGTTCCCAACAGTGGGGACGGATACAATTGATAGACTACCGTTATATACTTTCAGTCTGTAAAATGCGTCAGTTAATTCATCTTTAAATATAATTGATCCCGATGTTATTACATTGTCTCGATCAACTTTGAGAGTAGACTGTTCCTCATCAATGATTAAACTTGCCAGGTCGTACATATATTCCGGCTCATACTGAAGCGGAGGACTAGGTAATGGTTTTTGTGTTTTCATCTTCTACCTGAAGCTGTAGCACTTAGACGGACCTCACCAAAACGGAACTCCTGGTCAAAGGGACTTGAGACCTTCAAAAATGCTTGTCTGTCAGTGAAGCGGCAATCACTGTACCCATCACTCTCCAATGCAAACGGTCCGTGAGTCTCACCTGATGCGTCTGGAGTTTTCCCCGTAACAACTTCCAAGCGGAGTCCATTGGCCCCGGCATCTGTATCTGTCAGAATTTGATTAACCGACATCAATCGATCACCTTTACCTAATTCAATTGCTCCCGTCTCTGCAAAACAGAGGTGATTTTCGTCGGCAACATTGGGATGTAATGCTGTCGATACTCCTTTTGCAATTACTCTATTTACTAATGTTGAAAGTGCGGAAACATCTTCTGGTGCAGAGATTGTTGATCCTCTTACAACAGGAGTGGCAGAGGTGGCCGGGTCCATCTCATGCCGATAGAGATAACCATCAACTCCTGCTGCCACAGGATAACCCAACGCATCTGAGGGTTCCCATTGACTGCGTTCAAGGTCGCCTGTCACCCAATGTTCCTCCCTGTATGAATAAGTGACATATCTGGTACAGAATGAATCCCCCTCTTTAGGATAGAACCAGGTTATCTCACCAAATTCTGGATTATGACCTGCTGCTATCAATCCTTCCACGTCCAGGTTTATGTCTGCAAAAACATAATCCCCACAATCCGAATTTAACTCTTTTACATATCCACCTGTATACGACCAGAATCTACCCCTGCTCATCCAGGCAACAAAGTCCGCGGACCCTGCGATGCATTTCATCCCAATCGGTCCTGCACCCTCTGTGAGTCGTTCTACCCCATAGACATATGGAGGTCCCAAATAATTTGTACGCCAGACGTCCGAGGTAGTGAAAATTAAAACCCCATAGCGTGTTTTAAAACCCCCCACAATCCTCCCTTTTGTTTGCAGGGTAATATCCCCTGCAGTATTTGTAAGTGAAGGATTCCAGGTTGCTGTTCCAGTTAGTGATTCTTGATTTGCCCACTTTATCAGTCTTTTGTTACCATCTGCGCCCAGGACCATTATGTGTCTCTCAGGAGTTACCAGAACTGCAACATTAGTTGTTGGGGCACTATCGAGAGGTACTGGAGGAGATACTGTCTGTGTTGTATTATCAAAAACAACTGCACCTTCATTCCGGTATTGCCAGGTGTGTGTTCCACTTCCTGCATCACTCCAAGCAACCAGACTCCCTCCACCCTGTGCTGTGGAGAGTTTAAAATTATTTGCAGTCTTATTTGCTACATAATAGTCTGTATGAACAGACAGTCCGTCCGGTAGAACACCCAGTGATGATACCTCGACAATATCGTCATCATCCAAACCATGACTTGCAGATGTAATCAGTAATTCAGTAGAATTGCTTGCAGTAAATGTTTTGTGATCAGTTCCCCCAGTTGCGACAGCCCAGTGCCAGATTGTACCTTCCCCAGAATTAACAGCAAGTAGATCGTCGCCCATATTATCCATAGACCACAATCCACCTGCAAAATTATCACGGAATGCATTTATGTCCAGAATATTTGGATCATTTGACGGGTATCTTGGTGTGCCATAAACATCACCTCCATCAGCAGTTCCACCCGATCCGTCCAGGTTCCTGTCACCACCATATTCCAATGCTCCGTAGCCCATTCCGGGTATTGCAAAATCGGTTTGATCTTTAAAATTAACGCCAGAATTAGGGACAGAATATGGAGTTGCATCGAAGATGGGTGCATTTGCGCCAACTATCTGCGAACCATCCCAGATTTGTAAATTCTGTGTGGAACCTATAGCCAGATACCTTGATCCATTTGAGAGTCTCCATGAGTGCAACCCACGGATTGCATCTGCACCTGTATGAATTGCTGGAGTGATAACTGCTGCTGTGCCAGATGTTGAACCTGATACTACAATCGTTGGTGCAGAAGTGTAATCTGCGCCTGTGCCTACGATTGTAACATCATCAATAACTCCGGAACTGTTGGTTGTATAAGTCCCTGAAAATGAACTACCTCCTCCTCCAGTTGCACTTAGATCGCCTGTCGCAGATGTTGCATATCCTGTCCCGCCGTTCGTAATTGTCAGAGTATGGATTGCCCCTTTTTTAACAATCTGAGTCGGTGCGAGTCTCTGCCATCCCCCAATTGGTCTCAGTCTACCTTCCGAAAAGCGGACCAGGTTCCCGTCATACCAACGATTCCTTGCCTCATACTGGGTGGAATTTCTGTAAAACCCTGGAGGTATTTTAATTGGTAATAGTGCCATTGTTTTTTCTAACTTTATATTTTCTGGATCGGAGACTGATTGACATTGCAGACTCTAATTAATTTCTGACCCATTGCCTTACTTTCATTATCCGTCAGTTTGTTTACTCTTCCGGAAGGATACTCTTTCCGCATTTCATTAAGGTAGCAATCGCACATCTGACCAACTAAAAACGGGGGGGTCTGGGGTGCTTTTAGTTGAAAGTTCTGGACACAAAATGCCCACATTGACCGCAACATTTCTACCGGATAATCTCCATGAAACTTTGGTTTGATCGGTTGTATTTGTTTGCACCCTAAAGTCAGGCTCAAAATCACAAATAAAACCGTTATCAAGCTCAAGTTCAATTTCCATTTATCCATACGTCCAAACGGTTGGCCTCGGTCCCTCTTCAGGAGAGAGACTGTCGATGTGGCAGAACCTTTTATTGTGCGGACCTTTTTGAGATAGGCCAATTCCAGATATTCCATGTCTCTGTGCTATTGCAAAAAGTCGCATTGCATCCGCCCCACTTATTAAAATATCACAAGCCTTGGCCTTAGTGTGTGGGCCGTTCCTGCCTGTTGTAGAGATGAGTGCATTTCTGCTCTGGCAGCGGAAACCTGACGTGATTTTCAACGGCCTTTGCATCTCATCCCGTATAGACTGAAGTATTTTCATAAACTCTTCATCCATATCACTCTTACCACAGCATGAACACGCCATTTCGTTAGTAGTAAAGTTCTTGGTAATATACATAGCTATTCCCCCTAGTATAACCCCATTGAATTGTCGTCTAGTTCCAACCCACATGGGATTAGTAATCGGACTTATTTGCCCGATTTACCCAGTGATTCTTTTAACAGCTTTACTAACTTATCGTCAACATCCGAATCAGTTTTCTTCGCCAAAGTTTCCAACAATAAAATTATGACCTTCTCAATTACTTTGCTATTTCCTAGCATACTGAAAGCCATACTCTTTACTACTCCTGCAATTATAAATGGCATCGCTATCTCCTTTTCCTATATTGTTCATGCAATTTCCTTAAACGATCTAAATGATCCTTCTGTTCTTTTGTCATTGCTACTCCTTTGCTATCAGTGTTTCCAGACTGTTCCTATTTTGATCTACTTGGAATTTAATGAGCTTAACATCCCCTGACAAATTGGACACAGTAATTAATAACCATGTAATTGACCCAATCAAAATGCCTCCTACGGATAATATAAGTGAATTAGTATTCATTATTAATGATTATTAAATCTGTCCCTTGGGTCCCTTCTACCTACATTAATCCTTAAATCAGTAAGAGTTGATTCTACATCCCTCATTTGACTTTCAAAGTTTTCCTCTGCCATATGTAGGTGTTCAATATGTAATTTATTATCCCGAGCTATTTTCTCAACATCCATAACAGTAGCAAATAACCAGCCTACAATTCCCATTAAACCAGCAACAACAAGGGGAGTGAATGTCTTCACCAAAGTATGCTCCGCCATATTTTGCATGGCGTTATTGCCATTCTTATTAGCCATTAGAAGTTAGAACTTAGAGTTTTATTAGTTTGCTTTTTAGTCTTTATAGCAGGCTTTGTAATTTTTTTGGTTTCTTTTTGCCATTTATCTATTCTCTCTAAATCTTCTGGCTCAGGTCTATTCAGAAAGCCCCATAACCTTTTAATAAAACTCATATACTTCCTCCTTTTTTTAATTTATATCTTCCCTTGCTTGCTTCCATTTCTTCCTCATGTTCATGATCTTTCTTCTCACGGAACCAGTAGTCAGTAGACTTTGCAAGGACTGCAACGTATGCACCACAGAGGATATTAACCAAGTCACGGCTCGATTCTTTAACCTCCGAATAGAACAATAGATACAGTAGAACCAGAAACGTAATCGCATTGGCAATTGATATGGTAAATCTTGCCCAAAAGTTAAGAAGTTTCCTGTTCTCAAGCGCACTTCCTGCTCCTCCAAATAGTGATTTGTTTATCTTCATTCATGTAATTAAGGAGTTGTACTTCTATATTTCATAGTTGTGTAGAGTTGCTTTTACACAACCCTACCACAATGTGTTACTTCTTCTCTACGAACTCATATAGTTCCGATGCCTTCCGCTTTATATCTTCAATGGTATAAGAATCGGGCTGTAGTTCATTCCAGAGTTCCTGATTTGCTTCCCCCTGACCTTGGGCAAGTTCCCAAGCGAGCGAGAAATAATCCTGGCTGCGTTGCACTTGGCCCTGCAAATAGTCTTGAGCCATTTGGAGGATTTTAAATCTGAGTTCAAATGGATTACTAGACATAATATGTCCTTTCCTATGTGTGTGTTTGTGTGTGTCTGATTGTTTTGTAGCAGGTGCAATCATAAACCTGTATTTCGGTCAAAAATGTCCGATTATTCACCTTCTGAAATTGTAAGTTCTTCTTCTTCGTCTTTTGGTTTTTCTAAATCTACCAGTGCTTGCTTATATCCTTCTGCCTGAGCCAACTGCGTTTGCAGAGTTGGAATCTGTTGCCGAAGGTCTGAGATTATTTTGTCGATTTGTTCAAGTGTCATTATGCGTTCTCTAGTGCTGTTACTTTGGTTGATAGTTCTTTAATAGCGTTTACTAACATGGGAATCATGTGTGACCGCTTTATGGAATACTTTGTGCCATCTGGTGTTAAGTCCACTAAAAGACTTGTATCATTACTACTTCCGTAACCGAGAGATTGTTCAAGTTCTAATATAGCCTGTGCTGAAAATCCCACTTCTACTGAAGATTTTTTATGCGTTCCGTCTGGTTCAGCATCAAGTATATCTTGAGCTGTTACGTCCACCAGATTGCCATCTTCATCTTCTGTTTCAGGATACCAAGACCTCTTATCCCATACATAAGTAATAGGTTGCATAGCATTAATCCAATCTAAACCACCATCAAAATTAGTTATATCCGCTTTATCCCTAATGTCTGAAGTTGTCCAAGCATCTGTTTCAGCATATACAGAGGCGATTGAGGTGTTGCCAATACAAACGATATTTGAAGCAGTTGTTATTTGACCAGATGGACTATTTGCTCTTAATGCATCCGTTCCTATCCCAATGTTGTTGTGCCCTGTTGTTACATTATATGCTGCTGCATAACCGAAACCGCAGTTATAATCACCAGTGGTGCAACTTCCAACAGCATAATCACCAAAAGCAGAACATCCCACACTATCATCACTAACACGCATTGCGCTATAACCAAAAGCGTTGTTTCTGTCTCCTGTCGTATGAACTTTTAGTGCATCCGTACCAAAAGCATTATTGTAGTTTCCTGAAGTATTAGCTTCAAGTGCTTTCGTACCAAAAGCATTGCAAACTGTACTGGTAGCGGCTTTTAGTGCATGAAAACCAAAAGCACAGTTATCATTGGAATTATTGGTCGATAGTGCTTTATGACCCATTGCGGTGTTTTTAATACCTGTCGCACACGCTGTTAATGCGTCATCACCAACTCCGACATTATAATCACCAGTTGAAATGGAATCAACGGCATTCGTTCCAATACCAAGATTATTGGTTGCAGTAGCAACAATCTCTGTTCCGTTGATTGTGTCTCCGCTGATTGTTCCACTGATTGTTCCGCTGATTCTCACACTGCCATTTACATCTAGTGCATAGCTTGTAGAATCACAACCGATTCCCACGTAACCAGAGGATAGGTCAGCAGTTATAATTTTAGATTTTACAAATGAATCAGCGGCATCATTCAAAGACTCTAACTTAACTGAACCTTGATAGTTTCTTAATCTACCTACTCTTTCGCCTGAAGTGGCAGTTGCATCTTCCAGTAAGAAAGCGCAACCATTAATATCGTTCGTTTTAAGATGTAATCCAGAACATACGCCATAACCTGGATCATCAGTTCCGATTCCCACGTTGCCAGTTTCGTCAATAACCATTGCAACTGATGAAATAGTACCTGTTGCAAAAACTATATCCTGCCCTGCTGATGTACTACCTTGAATAATTAAATTACCCCACTCATCAAACGGATAACTTGCCCCATCGTCGCTTCTATATATATAGCCAGCATCTCCAACATCTGCGGTTGAACCATTAACAACAAAAGTCGATCTGTGTTGATGAAACGAAAGTGCACCTTCTCCACTTATATGAAGTGGTGATTTTGGGAACGTACAATTGATGCCTACGAATCCATTATTTTGAACCAATAGTGCTGGAGAACCACCGTAGGCTATGCTGGAAATTAATTCCATCATGTTACCAGAAGACGTGCTGTAGACCTTTAAGCCTACATCTGATCCTGAATTATTAATGTAGAGGGCTTGGTCGGCTCCATCCTTATCAATTTCAACAGCTCCGGAAAAGGTTGTTTTTCCACCATCTGCAACCACAAGT